AGGCTCACATAGAGGCTCACATGGCTGTTATGTCTACTCCTGCGATGCAACTTAACCAACAGGCTATCATGGCTCTACAAGGCCACATACAGGAGCATATTGGTCTACTAGCTGAAGCGCAGGCACAACAGGAAGTTATGTCTCAGATTCCGCCAGAGCAAATGCAGATGATGCAACAACAAATGCAAATGGCTCAACAGCAAATGCAAATGGGTGGTCCACAAGGCCAGCAACCTCCGCCTGATCCTATGGCTCAGTTTAAGCCACAGATTGACGCTCTTGCGGCACAAATCATTGCTGATCTAACGGAAGAACTTGTTCAAGCGGTTACGCCACCTGAACAGTCTGACCCTCTTGTTGATATTAGAAATCAGGAGCTTCAGATAAAGGCCGCTGATTTACAGCGCAAACAGACAGAATTTGAAGCCAAGCAAGAATTTGATCGTGAGAAAGAACAGAATGATGTTCTAACTGCGCAACAGAGGATTGATGTTTCAGAAGCGGCACTAGCCGATAAAACAAGAATTGCAGAGGATCGCATTCAAACACAGCGAGATATTGCGGCTCTAAACTCAAGCATGAAGGAATAAGGATATGGGATCAGTAAGAGATAAGATGGTTGAACAAATTCGTGCAGCAAAACGTGGGACTGTCGCAGCAGAACCTATTGCAGAAGCAGTTGTTGAAGTTGTTGTTGAAGAAGTGAGAGCGCGAGATGAAAACGGACACTTTGTTGCAGATGACCCAGCCACTCCCGAAAACGAAGCGTGGACTAAAAAACCAAAAGCTAAAAAGAAAAGTTCTGCAAAGAAAAAAACAAACTCCAAAAAATCTAACTAGGTTTAGCAAAATAGCCAGACCCCAGAGATTCCAAGGTATTTTGTGATTTTCTGGTATTTGTACTTGTAATTCCCGTATAGTTTTATACTATATGTGGTATGGATGCACTACATTTAGCAGAATATCTGTATAAAAGCATACGAGAGCGCGATGCCCGTCTAAAAGACAGGTTAGCGGATGGTTCGATACAAGCATTTGACGAGTATCGGTTTATAGTAGGCGAAATACGCGGCATGGCCTACGTTGAGGAAGAACTCAAAGCCGCGATGAAAGGTATAGAGTACGCGGATGACTAAAAAGTTATTTGTGCCAGAACACGTTGCTAGAGCAACGGCAAAGGCAGTTAAGGATGTTTCAGACATCCCTAAACCAATAGAAAATGCTTTTGGCAAAAGCGCCAAAAACAAAAACGCGGATGATCCCTCCGATATGGAGCAATCAGCTTTAGAGAGATTACCACAGCCAACAGGCTATCGTGTTCTCATTATTCCTTATTATCCCAGCGAGAAAACAAAAGGCGGTATTATCGTTCCCGATTCAGTTCGTGAACGTGAATCCTTTGCTACTGTAGCAGCTTATGTTGTTAAATTAGGCCCTGATGCTTACAGTGACCCCCAGAAATTCCCAAGTGGTGCTTGGTGTTCTGAGAAAAGTTGGGTTCTTATAGGAAGATATAGTGGAAATAGGTTCAAAGTGGAAGGACTTGAGGTTCGTATTATAAATGACGATAATATTATCTCAACAATCCTTGACCCGAAGGACATTTCATATGTATAAGTCAATTGAGAGCAAGGAAATTAATTATGTCTGAAGACATTAGAGAAGATGAAGAGTTTGAAAAGGGTACTTCCGTTGAAGTTGAAGATGATCAAGTAGAAGATACTGAATCATCATCAAGTGATGACGAAGAAACCCGAACAAATGTTCGTACTAAATCATCTGGAGATGATGAGCTAGAAAATTATAGTGAATCAGTTCAGCGAAGAATTAATCAGTTAACTGCGAAACGTAAGCAAGCCTCTGAAGAAGCTCAAGCGGCACTTCAGTATGCTCAGAAAGTACAGCAAGAGAACGAGTCAATGAAGACTCGCCTCCAGCAAGTCAGCGCAGGATATAACAATGAAGCTGAAGGCCGTTTAAAGGCACAAGAAGCTCAAGCCACTCGCGCATACTCTGAAGCTAGTGAGGCTGGTGATTATGATCGCGCTGCTAAAGCTCAACAAGCTCTCGCTCAGATTGCAGTAGCCAAAGAAAAGGTTCGCAATCAAAAAGGTCAGCTTGAGCGTCAAAAGCAACAACAGCAGGAACAGAAACAACAGCAAGCAGAGCAAGCTAAACAAGCGCCTGCACAACAGCAAGAAGCCCCCGCTCGTGATCCTAAGTTGGATAGCTGGTTGGGTAAGAATAATTGGTTCGGCAGTGATCGTATTATGACACGAACCGCTCAAGCAATTCATGAAGAATTGGTTTTAGAAGAGGGATTTGACCCCGCATCGGACGATTACTATAAAGAAATCGACTTGCGTATGCGTAAGGAAATGCCTCAAAAGTTTAAGGAGAAACGGTCCAACGCCCAAACCGTTGCTCCCGCGTCTGGAAACGGACGGTCAGTAAAGTCAGGGCGGAAGAAATCGGTAGAATTATCGCCGGGTCAAGTTGCGTTTGCGAAGAAAATGAGAATACCACTCGACAAGTACGCGCGAGAAGTAGCTAAAATTGATAATAGACGGAGTGAATAAAATGGCAGATAGGACATCACGCGAAGCAAATACGCGGGAGAGCGCACAGCGCCCACAACAATGGCGTCCGGGTTCTGCTTTAGAAGCACCCGAACCACCAATCGGTTTTAAACACCGTTGGATTCGTGAATCCGTAATGGAATACGATGATAAGACTAACGTACATAAAAAACGGCAAGAAGGCTGGGACCTCGTTCGCGCTGAGGAATACCCTGATTATGTTGGCCCTGTAGTAGATGAGGGACGGAACGCTGGCACTATTGGTGTTGGTGGACTTGTTCTCGCTCGTATCCCCGTCGAAGTGGCTGAACAGCGGAACGCACACTATCAAGGTGTAGCACAGAACCAAATGGACGCAGTAGATCGTGATTGGATGCGTGAAAACAATCCAGCCATGCCAAAGTCTGCTGCACAACGTAAATCATCCGTTTCTTTTGGACAAAAAGGACGCGGAAACTCTGAAGGAGAGTAAAGATGGCGAATCAAGACGCTGCCTTCGGCTTACGCCCCATTGGACGTGTAGGGGGAACCCCTTATACTGGTGGACAAAGCCGATACAGAATCGCCGCAAACTACGGAACAGCTATTTTCCAAGGTGACATGGTTATGCAAGTAACTGGTGGAACAGTGGAAATTCACGCCGATGGCGGGACTGTACCTATTGTTGGCGTATTCAACGGGTGTCAATTTACTGACCCCACAACAGGAGAGCAAAAGTTCTCTAATTTTTACCCTGCAAGCACTAATGCTTCTGATCTTATTGCCTTTATCATTGATGACCCAATGGTTGTTTTTGAAGTGCAAGCAGATGCAGCATTTCCAGTTGCTGACTTGTTTGGTAATTTCGACGTTGTTTACACAAGCGCTGGTAGTACAACTACTGGTATTTCAGGCTCTGAATTGAAAGTATCTGATGGAGGAACTGCAACTACGCTTTCTCTAAAAGCTATTGATATTTCTGAGGACCCTGAGAATAGCGATGTGGCATCAGCAAATACGAATGTAAAAGTAGTCATTCAAAACCATATATTCGGCGTCAAAGGCGCTGGGTTAGCATAGGGAGATTGAATCATGGCTATTTCACGTTCACAATTAGTTAAAGAGCTAGAGCCGGGCCTCAACGCCTTGTTCGGCATGGAGTATGATCGTTATGAAGGCGAACATGCTGAAATCTTTGACACAGAAACTTCAGATCGTGCGTTTGAAGAAGAAGTAATGCTCGTCGGATTTGGGAATGCTCCCACAAAATCCGAAGGTGCAGGCGTTTCTTTTGATAATGCAAATGAAGCCTACACCGCTCGTTATTCACACGAGACTGTAGCGCTTGCATTCGCACTTACTGAGGAAGCAATCGAAGACAATCTTTATGATCGTCTTGGTGCGCGTTACACTAAAGCGCTGGCCCGTTCTATGGCCCATACAAAGCAAGTAAAAGCTGCATCAGTATTGAACAATGCGTTCAATTCTAGCTTTACTGGCGGCGATGGCGTAGAGCTTTGCTCGTTAGTTCACCCACTTTCAGGTGGTGGTACTTTCCGCAATGAGCCTTCAACAGCAGCAGACCTCAACGAAACTTCGTTGGAAAATGCTCTTATTGACATCTCAACTTTTGTAGATGAGCGTAATATGATCATTGCTCTTCGTGGCACTAAGATGATTATTCCACCACAACTGCAATTTATTGCAGATCGTTTGTTGGAATCAACATTGCGTGTTGGCACTTCAGACAATGATCTAAACGCAATAAAGAACATGGGAATGCTCCCAGAAGGATATACAGTCAATCACTTCTTGACTGATCCAGATGCGTTCTTCCTTAAAACTGATGCTCCTAACGGCTTCAAGCACTTTGAGCGTTCTCCAATGAGAACAAACATGGAAGCTGATTTCGACACAGGCAACATGCGCTTTAAGGCTCGTGAGCGCTATAGCTTCGGCTTTAGTGACCCACGCGCTGTATTCGGTTCTCCGGGTGCATAAAGTTAGGTTACTCTTGTAGCCACCCTACAAGTTGTCTTCCTAAGTCAGAGGCGGTCTTCGGATCGCCTCTTTCTTTTTGTAAGAATATGATGTATTGTAAAATTATCCCTGACAGTCGCATGGTGTGACTGACTTAACCCTGACAGGAGATCATTATGGGTAATTCTACATTTAGCGGTCCAGTACGCTCGGAAAATGGCTTTCAAGTTGTTTCCAGAAACGCCACCACAGGCGCAATCACAACTGTAGCAAACACAGCCTCAACAGGCATTGTTACTAACAAATTTGTAAAGCACGTTGGCTTTGCCACTGGTGTTACTGTTAACTCAACAGCGGGTGATAGTCCTGCAATTGGTGAGTTTACACAGCCAGCAAATACAATCATCACTGACATTAAGATTTTTTGTGATGTTGCTCCTGTTATTGGAACAGGTGACATTGGGTATGAGGTTGGAACATCTAGTTCAGGTGCGCAAATTGTTGCTGCTGTAACAGATGAGATTCTGGATGGCGGTACAACAGTTGTTGTACACAACGTAACAACGACAACTCTTGTTGTACAAACGCAGAGTGGAACAACGGCTCCAGCTTCTGTTCAATATACAGACGCCGAAAGAACTATTTTCTGCAACATCACTAATACAGTTGATGCTACAACAGCAGGATCGTTCACATTCATCATTGAGTACGTTCAAATTGCGTAATTAATCGGGTGGGGTTAACGCCCCACCTTTTATTATAGGAGATTAATATGGCGGATGCTGTAACCTCACAGACGCTGATCGACGGCGGTAAACAGGTCGTTATGAAGTTCACTAACGTTTCCGACGGGTCCGGAGAGTCTGCCGTCACAAAGGTTGATGTTTCTGCCTTGGAATCCAGTGTGGACGGCGACGCTTGTACGGGTGTTGTGATTGAGCGTATTTGGTGGCAATGTATTGGCATGAAAGTTCAAATTTTGTGGGATGCGACTACGAACGCATTTTGCATTGAGCTTGGAGAAAACCAAAGTGGTTCTCACGACTACACTATTTTTGGCGGTTTAACCAATAACGCAGGGAGTGGAAAAACTGGGGATCTTCAATTTACAACCGTAGGTCATACAAGCGCAGACACTTATACAATTATTTTGTATATGCGTAAAAAGTATGACTGAGTTTAAGAAAAAAACTAGTCAATGGCCACTACGAAAGACGTAAAAAGGACGCCCTCTGGGCGGTTAGTGTACAGAGGAGAAACTTTTGGCGGATACAACAAGCCAAAAAGGACGCCCGGCAAGGCGAAAAAAAGTGCGGTCCTTGCAAAAAAAGGTAGTCAAGTTAAACTTGTCCGGTTCGGGGACTCCAAAATGTCCATCAAAAAAGACCAGCCCGCCAGACGAAAAAGTTTCCGGGCTCGTCACAACTGTGACACGGCAAAAGACAAATTTAGCGCCAGATACTGGTCTTGTAAGGCATGGTGAAGAAGATATGAAAATACTAGAACTTCTGGCTAAATTAGAAAAACACGAGGCTGAGTGTAACTTACGTTATCAACAGATCGAAGAAAAACTTTCTGATCATAAAAACTCGTTGAAAGCTTTTGATTTAAAACTTTGGGGACTAGCTGTTTTAATTTTAATAGCACCTTTTGTTGGAAAGTTATTAGGATAGTATAATGTCTTATTCTCGCAAATCTAAAAAGGCATCTCCAAAAAGCAAAGGAAGCAAAATATGTCCTTCTGGAAAAGCTTGGGCTAAACGTACTTTTGACACATATCCTTCAGCATATGCAAACATGGCGGCTTCTAAATACTGTAAAGACCCTAATTATGCCAAGAAAAGTAAAAGGAAAAAGGGATAATGCTAAGTAAAGGTAACAAACGAAAAGTTAAAAAGGTTGCAAGGGGTTTAAACAAAGCTTCAAAACTTCATGCCAAGCAGGCTAAAACTTTAAAAACAATGATTCGTTCTCCTAGAAAGAAGAGCTAAATGGGTGAGCTAAAAAAATGGCGGGATCAAAACTGGGTTAGAATTGGAGCCGACGGCTCTATAAAAGGCCCTTGTGGCACGTCTAAAGACAAAAAGAACCCTGATAGATGTTTGCCAGAAAGTAAAGCTCGCTCTCTTACTAAGGCTCAACGCAAAGCTACGGCTGCAAAAAAGAAACGTGCAGGATCAAAGGGTCAACAAGTAGTAAAGAACACTAAGGCAGCAACTGTTACAAATATGTCTAGAGGCGGTGAGCCCTCTGCAACTAAAGC